CATATAAATGATCATGAGTTAAAACGTCTTGATCATAGTATTAGTTCACTTAGAAAGTTTAATCATGAAATACCTGTTTATCTCTTTTGCGATGACCCTGAGTTTATTCCCCCTTATTTCTCTTTGGAATATGATGTAAGAGTTCTGCCTTTTGAAAAAGCTCATAATCATGGGATGCTATTCATTCATAAATGGTATAATCTTAAGTTCTTTGATAAGAGAAGTGGAGAGTTTGATGATTCTAATATTCTTTATGTAGATTCAGATACTCTCTTCTATGGAGATGTTCAATATCTTTTTGATCATTATAACTATGCAGACGTATTTGGTAGAGAGGAGTTTGGTTTCAGACATGATCCTAATACTGGTGGTGGAAAAGATATAAGGAAAGCACTTGATTATGTGGATGAGTGTATCGTAGATGCTGGTGGGAAAACACAGATATACAAATATTGTCTGGGTGTGATGTTATTTAATAACGGACTTCATTTAGATATAATAGATCGTTTAGGTGAGTTAGTTGAATTGATGTTAAAGATAAAGGATAATAAGATTCCTTATCCCGTCCCTAATCCTCGTATAATTGACGAATATGCTATGTGGGTTATACTGAGTAGGATTGGTGTTACTGGTGGTCTCTTCGGGGTACAGGACGTGACTCAGGGGTATATAGAACAGAAACATGAAGAGTTCTTTAATCCTATTGTTTTACATTATACAACTAAGGGAGAACAACAACTTGCAGAAAATGATGAAAGATATAGTAATCTTCTTAGAGATGTTGATGAGTATAGTGAACAAATCGATCCCTTTCATTTACTATGAAAAAACTTTGGAGGATATGGAAGTATGCACTGGGTAGTTTTGCTGATGAAAAGACTAGACGATACGACAACTACATTGTTCTGGTACGTTCTGTTATTTTCATATCTTATCTCGTCACTAACTGTTTTATTATTGCAGGGGTCATAAGACATTGGAATTAAAAGACTGGCTTAATTCAATTAACTTTAATAAGAAGAATCTTATTGAAGAAGATCCATCTGAAATAAAGAATTACCCTCCTTATATTATCAATCGTTGTTTGTCAGGACATCTTGATTGTATATTGTTTACTAATGAAATGAATAAATATTCTTTCCTTGATAAAGATATGCAATATTCTTTTTATCTAAATACACTTAGGAAAAAGAAGAGATTTAGTCCCTGGCTCCGTAAGGAAAAAGTCACAGACCTTGAACTCATTAAACAATACTATGGTTATAGTAATGAAAAGGCATCTAATGCCCTCAAGATATTAACCCCCGAACAACTTAGTTACATTAAACAACGACTTGATACTGGAGGAATGAAATGACTACTTCTACGCAGGAGCCAGAAGTTAAATGGTCGCAAGACCAAATGGTAGAGGTAACCTTAAATGAACCTGATGATTTTTTAAAGGTTAGGGAAACACTTACAAGAATTGGAGTAGCATCCAGAAAGGAGAAAAAGTTATATCAAAGTTGCCATATCTTGCATAAGCAGGGTAGATACTATATCGTGCATTTTAAGGAACTCTTTGCTCTTGATGGCAAACATGCTAACCTTACTGTTAACGATGTACAACGTCGTAATCGCATTGCTCGTTTACTTGCTGATTGGGGTCTTATATCTATAGTAAAGGCAGAATCTGTTTCTGATATTGCTCCTCTTAATCAAATTAAAGTCCTTGCTTATAAAGAGAAAGGAGATTGGATTCTGGAGCAAAAATATAATATTGGTAAGAAAGGTAAGATTCAGGATGCCGAGTGAGATTTATAATATATCTAATATTTTTTCCAAGCAACAGAGAAGAAAACTTATAACAGATTCAAAACCACTTTGTAAATTTGATTCTACAACTAAAATATGGCAAACTGGTGATCTTCGTTTTAATAAAGATTTTAGTGATCCTTCTTTGTATATTATTAGTTTATTTGAAAAACAACTTGGATTAAATTTAGAAATTATAAACATATGGATAACATATACAAGAGGAGAAAAGTTAGAATATCATACTCATCCTTTTGATTGGTCATGTGTTTACTATATGAAAACTAATCCATTATTAAAAAATAATGGAACTAAGTTTAAATTTTCTGAAGATGATGTACAATTAGTAAAGTCTCCTCAAAACTCTGCAATTTTATTTGATGGTAGTGATCCTCATACCACTCCAGATTTTCTTCCATTATCTGATAGATATGTTTTAACTATGGATCTTCTTATTGTTAATGATGACGGGACTTATAGAAATTTTATTGAATTACCTGGACAAAAATTAGAAAGAAAATGATTAACACTATATTATTAATCCTTTTAGTGATTGCAAACTACACAAATTTATATCTTACACATATGCATGGTAGGAAACCGAAAAAAAGAGGACGGAGATCATCACCTACCTTCTCAAAGGATCGTGTATAATTAGTTATGTCGCCGTAAGGGACACAAACTAAACACTCGCTTTAAAAGGAGAACTACTATGACTAACCTAGCCAGGTATCATGCTGCAAATCTTCCAGATCTTTTTGATAAGATTACAAAGAACAGCATAGGAATGGATGACTATCTCAATCGTTTTTGGGATATGGATACAACTTCAAACTATCCTCCATATAATTTAATACAAGTAAATAATGTACTATCGAGATTGGAACTCGCTCTTGCTGGTTTCAAAAAACAAGAAGTTAAAGTCTACACGGAGTTTGGAAAACTATATGTGGAAGGCGAAAAAGAAGTTAAGGAAACAGATGGGGAATTTCTCCATAAAGGATTGGCCCAACGTTCCTTCCAACGAGTCTGGACGATCTCAGATGATACGAAGGTTGGATCCGTCAAGTTTGAAGACGGACTCCTTACCGTGGAACTGGGAAAAGTAGTTCCTGAACATCATTCTCGCAAAGAATATCTATAAACATAGAAGGGGATCTTGACGATCCCCTTTTTTATTGCTACAATATATACAGGTAAATATGTGTTATGACCATTAAATTACTGCTCTTAAAATCTGGTGAAGATGTCATTGCTGATGTTACAGAAATGACAGCAGGAGAGAAAACAAGAGTAGTTGGATATTTTCTCAATAAACCATGTGTTGTAAGGATGAGAGATCCTGATGTTCTTTCCGAAGAACCCAAGGGTCCTACTAAAACAGGATTTGCAGTTTCTTTATATCCGTGGATGCCTCTTTGCAAGGAAGATGTTATACCTATTTCTGCAGATTGGTTGATAACAATGGTTGAACCTATAGATAAATTAAAACAAATGTATGTCGAGGACATCGTAAATCATGGATCAAGTAATAAAGATTCTAGCACTGACAAACAATCAGATTCTGATTAGTGAAGTTGTAGAGGTTGCTGCTATGGATATTGGGCAACCTGATTGTAAATTAGTTAATCCTTGTATAATTACTGAAGGTAAGATGTTAGAACCTTATTTAATGGATTATACCAGAGATAATACTTTAATGATGGGATCTGATAAGATACTTACTCTTGCAGAACCAACTCCAACCCTCCTTGAAAAATACTTAGATCTTATTAACGAATGATGCAGGTTTTTCAACGAACCCCAGTACATATTCATGAGTACCCTTTTGCAGAAAGATTAAATCCCAAATTGCATGATATTATACTGGAGAAAGCAGTGAATCGTGATTTCGGTGCTACTATGACTTCATGGAAAGAATGTTCTGATATAAAGGAGTTTCGTACAATTGCGGATTGGGTACATAAAATAATTCTAGGTCTTAATCTTAAAGATGGGATAGATGGGATATTTGATCTTAAGTTAAAGGAGTTATGGGGACAATATTATAAGAAAGGTGATTATCAAATAGATCATCATCATAATCCACTTTCTTGGTCGTTTGTTTATTATGTAAATGCACCAAAGGGATCTGCTCCTTTAGTTTTTACATCGTCAAATAAAAAAATTTTTCCTAAACCAGGTATGTTAGTATTGTTTCCTTCATGGGTATATCATTATGTACCAAAACATAAATGTGAAGAGATTAGGAGTATAGTTAGTGGAGATTTTTTTTATAGTGTAGACTGGGAAAGAGAGGAGAGTTGGAGGGAGTCCAAAGGATTCAAAGAAGTTTAAGATGAAATTTTACACTAATGTCCAACTAATAGGGAATCAGTTTTTGGTTCGTGGGGTTGAGAATGGAAGGAGATATGAACATCGTGATGAGTTCTTTCCAACTCTATTTGTCAAATCTAAAAAGAATACTAAATATAAAACGTTGAATGGAGAAGCAGTTGAAGCAATTAATCCAGGATCGGTACGAGATTGTCGTGACTTCTATAAGAGGTATGAAGATGTTGAGGGATTTGAAATCTATGGGAACGACAGGTATATCTATCAATACATTTCAGAGAAATACCCAGAGGATGAAGTCAAGTTTGATATATCTCAGATTAAACTTGTTACTCTGGATATTGAAACTACGTCTGAGCAGGGTTTCCCTAACGTGGAATCGTGCGTCGAAGAGATTCTGGCAATCACAATCCAAGACTATACTACTAAGCAGATCATTACTTGGGGAAGTAAACCATTTAATAACAAACAGAAGAATGTAACTTATAACTATTGTCCGAATGAGTATGAACTCCTTACCTCATTCATAAACTATTGGATGCAAGATGTTCCTGATGTAATTACTGGATGGAACATACAGTTTTTTGATATACCTTATATTTGTAGAAGACTAGAGAGGGTTCTTGGTGAGAAGTTGATGAAGAGGTTCTCTCCTTGGGGACTGGTAAGTGAAGGTGAAGTTCATATTATGGGACGTACTCACATTACATATGATGTAGGTGGTGTAACTCAATTAGATTATCTAGATCTCTATAAGAAGTTTACTTAT